ATATCAGTTGGTGACGCTGGTGCTGGAGGATATCTTGGATTTGGATTTGCTGCGGTGGCCACCGGAGGTACACCCAACTCGGTTGGTGATAAACCTTCTTTTGGTATTTTTTCTGGCTGGGAAGTAATAGCTAGTCCAACGGCAGCAACAGTAAACACTTGGATTCATATGGCAGTTGTATATAATGGAACAATGACAACATTATATGTAAATGGTGCAAATGTTGCTGCAGCTGCAATCACATCGGTGAATTGGGGCCATTATACGGCTGGAACAAACTCTTTCTTATTAGGACGCCGTTGGGATACAGTTACACCTGGTGTCTATTACAATGGTTATATTACAGATTTTAGAGTTGTCAAAGGATTAGCTGTTTACACGGGTAATTTTACTCCACTGGATAGGCCATTACGCATATCCGAACCAGCAAGAACAAACGTAGCAGCGGTATCAGCAGCTCAAACCGATATATTGTTAAATACACCATATTATCCAAATATTGGATCAGCTTCTAACAGTTTCTACATAAACACCGGAAGTAATAATTATACAACAACTTCAAATGTGTATTTAGCTAATGTTGCAACATCCAATACTAACTCACCATTTTTTGGAATTGCTCCAGTTAATAAATTAATTCCAGTAAGAAGAATTTCAAACACAATCATAAAAACAACTACACAAACTTACGGGTTTATTGATGAAGTTACAACCATAGTATAAATGAGGACAAAATGGCAAAATTACAAACTGGTACAAGAATATATGGAACAGCAACGATTGACGGTAAATTAACTGGCAATGTAATTAGTTTATCCGCTGGAACTACAACAATCGCTCCATTAACATTCACATCAGGTACAAGTCTTACATCACAGACAGCAGGTTCAATGGAATATGACGGTGTTAATATGTACGTTACTCCAGAATCTACATCAGGTAGAGGTACAGTTGGTGCATTCCAACAATTTGTAGTAACCGCAGATACATCAATAACAGCAACAACAATTTCAGATTATTTTGGTGCAACAAGTTCATTAAATTTGTTAGCTTCATCATATTATGATATTGAATGTTTTTGTTATTTTCAAAAAACTACTGGTGCAGGAACAATTGTTTGGACTCCAACATTAAGTTCAGCTGGATTGATGATTTCTTCTTTTTACCAATCAACACCTATTGCAGGCTTCACAACAATTTCCACCGGTACGCCGTTATTTGGACAAGCTTCCATTCAAACATCAGCTTCGGCTGCAGCACACGCAGTCACAGGTTCTTTAACACTTAATGCTTTTCAAGTATATGTTTTCAAAATTAAAGTTGTAACCAATGCAGCCTGTAACTTTAGGTTAAAAATGACTCAAAGTACCAATGGAACATTAGTCAAAGCTGGTAGTTATTACACAGCTCGCCGTGTGTCTGTTAATGCAGGTAACTTTGTGGCTTGATGGTATATTTTATGTTGGATAAATAGAAGATAATAGGAGTTTCTCATGCCAACAATTAACAACAGACAAGAATTTAAAGATTACTGCCTTCGTAGGTTGGGTGCGCCTGTGATTGATATTAACATGGATGATGACCAAGTTGAAGATAGAATTGATGATGCAATACAATATTGGCAAGATTATCACTTTGACGGCAATCAAAAGTTTTACTGGATACATTCAGTAACAGCCGAAGACATTGCAAAAAGATACTTGGATGCATCAGATGTTCGAGATGAAAGTAATAATGCAATACAGATTATTGGTATTTCTCGTATATTTCCTGTAACAGATTCGCAGGCCAATGTTAACATGTTTGACTTGAGATACCAACTTCGCCTAAATGAACTGTATGACTTCACCTCAGCGTCCTACGTCAATTATGTTCTAACTCAACAACACCTTCGTTCTCTAGAGATAATGTTCACTGGATTGGTTCCTATTCGTTGGAACAGAATCACACAAAGACTTCACATCGACTGGGCATGGGGTGACCAAGAGGCACCAATTGGAACAGTTGTTGTTGCAGAAGCTTATGGTGGTATTAATCCAGATGTATATGCAAACATGTGGCAAGACCGTTTCTTAAAACTTTATGCGACTGCTCTAATCAAAAAGAATTGGGGAGAAAACATGAAAAAGTTTGGTGGTATTCAACTTCCAGGTGGAATAACATTGAACGGTAAAGAAGTATTTGATGAAGCTGTCAAAGAAATTGACCAGTTACACATTGAAATGGAAAACAATTACGGCGGTCCTTTAGAATTTATGATGAATTAATATGGCAACCAGTAACTATTTCAATAATTATAAATCCAAATACAACGAACAAAGGCTCGTTGATGATTTGATTTCTGAATCAATTAAGATTCAGGGGTTCGATGCATTTTATATTCCAAATAACAATGCAATCGCCAGAGACCTATTATACGGTGAAGACCCCGTAAAGAAATTTACTTCAGCCTTTCCTGTTGAAATGTATTTGTCTAGTGTAATGGGACATGAGGGTCAGAAAGATTTCTTTTCCAAATTTGGTTTAGAGATTCGTAATCAAGTTCATGTTTTAGTTTCTCGCAAAGCATTCTATCAAAGAACACCACAAACAACCTATCTAAGACCATTGGAGGGTGATTTAGTATATGTACCATTCTTAAATGGTGGTGGTGAATTATATGAGATTAAGTATGTTGACCAAAACAAAGATGGTTTCACACTCGGAAGAAAAAATCCATACTACTATGAACTAGAAATGGAAAAATTCAAATACTCACAAGAAGTTATTGCTACTGGTATGGCGGACATAGATATTGCTGCATCAGATTCTGCATACACCTTGCACTTAAATATGGATGTTAATTTGCCTGGAATTCCATATTCATTGAGAGAAGAAGTATTTCAATCACCAGACAATCGTATTGAAAATGCTGTCGCTAAAGGAACAGTACAATCTTGGATTACTTCTACAGGAATTCTGTCTGTATCTAATGTGTTTGGAGAATTTTTAACAGGCTATAATTGGCCTGTGATTGGTTCAAATAGCGGCGCAGAACACTATTTTAATGGTACCGTAATAAATCCATTGGATAATCCAAGTCATTTAGAACCATATGCAAATCAATTAATTCAAACAGATGCAGACACTTATGTGAATACTACAGAAACTAATCCAATTGGAGGATTATAATGGCTAGTATATTTTACAATAGAATGATAAGAAAAATAACAGTTGCCTTTGGTGACCTGTTTAATAATATAACTTTGGTTCGTTATAATTCAAACGATACAGAACAAGAACGATTCATTGTACCTATTGACTACGCAACCAAAGAACTTTATGTGATGCGTATTCAAGGTGATCCAAATCTTGACAAAAAAGTTATGATGACTTTACCTAGAATGTCATATGAGATGACTGGTTTAGAATATGATTCAACCAGAAAACAGATGACAAACATCAAACATTTCAAACAAAATGGTGATGTTGTAAATTCACAATATGTTCCTGTTCCTTATAATTTTGATTTTTCTTTATACCTATATGTAAGAAATATTGAAGATGGCAATCAAATCATAGAACATATTTTGCCATTTTTTACACCAGATTATACAATTAAAGTTAACATGATTCCAGAAATGGGTATCGTAAAAGAAGTTCCTGTGATATTGAATGATACAAAATATGAAGTAACTTATGAGGGTGATTTCACATCAGATACAAGAGCTGTTATTTGGACATTGAATTTCACTGTCAAAGGTTTTATATTTGGTGCAACATCTACAGCTGGTTTGATAAAAACATCCATCACAAACATAATGAATAATATTCCAGCGGATCAAAATATTGTTTTCAATGTCAATCTTGATGGCAATGGAGATTATCAAACTAAAGAAATGGTATATCAAGGTACAAATCCTTCACTGTCAACAGCATCAGGTAAAGTTGTTAAATGGTTACCTGCAAATAATCAATTGACATTAACAAACATTGTAGGAAATTTTGTATCAAATAGTTCACCATTAATTGGTCAAGTATCAAACGCAAAATGGGTATTTAATTCTTATAATATTGTTCAAAAAGATTATGCGAAAATAACAATTACTCCAAATCCAATAACAGCAAATGCAAATTCCAATTATACATATACTACAGTGATAGAGGAGAATTTATGATTGTAGAAAAAGGAATAACACTTGAGAAAGGATTGTCTTATTCTGTTTTTCCAACATTTTCCGTTGAATACTTAGTAGTAGGTGGCGGTGGTGGCGGAGGCTCAGGTGGTGGCCACCAG